CTAGAAATGATGCACTAGCACCGATAAGGCCGTTAAGGACGTTGTATGTTGTGCTATGCTCGTGCATTGTCGTAATAGTAAGTGGTTATGCCCAAAAGATATTCGGAACATCGGGTTGATCTTCTGGTCGAGGAATTGGTATCTCATTACCATCCTCATCGGTCACAGTCCATGCTGACGACCAATAAATAAACTGGTCAGCACCTGCTGGAATCGGAAGCCCCACAAGGTCGCGGAATAGCACCCAGAAGTCAGTCCCGTTATGCTCACCGATCTCGTGCAAGGCGTATTCGTGGGTTGCTAGGGTTGTCTCGATGACACCCTCGTTATCCACTGCGTAACCGCTGGCGATGCCGAACTGTTCTGCTATAGCTTTGCTTGGAAAACGTAAAATATAATCAGTCATAATGTCGTAAGCGTTTGGAGTTTTGCGTTTGGCAAGCGTTTTTTGAAGTAGCGGAGGGATGCTATGTGTCCGTTTATTTTTGAAGTTCCATCTTGAATGGAACCTATATCAAGCCTATTGGCTAATGATGTTATGTTTGCTGGGGAACCAGTAATAACACTACTACCGTTCAATGAAATAGCGTTTTCTCCAACTTTATATGCACCAGAAACCTTGTTTTGGGAAGTTAAAGATTGAGCATTTGTTGTAGTTATTCGTGTTAATACTCCACCTACTATTGTATCTAATCTTTGAAGCGATCCACTTGTTGCAGTTCCGATCCTCGTAAGCTCATTAAAAGTATTATTAGATGCTTGAGCTAATACCATTGATATACCAGTATTAGAATACCCCGAAACAAACGAATAAGTTCCTTGGTAAGTCCCCTCGCTTTGGTTGTAGAACCCCGTAAAAGAAGCCCCAGTAATCGAGCAAAGATCCGCACTGCGAACCACGGACGCTGTGGTGGTCGGGATGTAGGACGTGGGGAAGCTCCCTGCTTCTAGTTGCGCACCCCAGAGGAATAGCCCACTTGTTCCATCTCCAGTATAAGCTGAGATATTATCTGCGGTTGCTAGTGCGATATTCACCTGACTAGAGACAAATGCTAAACCAGTTGCGGTAATAGAACATCTCCACCACCCGTTGCCAAAAGATGCAATTTGACCTGTTGCACCAGATTGCGTTCCGATTGTTCCTGCGCTTACGTCAAACCAAACTTGCCGACTTGTTACGCCATCAAACAACGTCATGCGTATCCAAGATCTTTCAGAGGCTTTAGCAAACACTGAGAAAGTGTAAGGGATAGCAGAAAGATTTAATTGTCGTGTAAGGCGATGACTATTAGTAGCCGTGGTGTCCTCCACCAGTTTATCTGCGGTTGTCGCACCATCAGGAGATGTCGCGTTGTTGGATAGGACGCTGGCTCTTTCAACAGTGAAAGCTAAAGCAAGATCCTCGGAGTAAGTTGCTAAATTCGTCCTACTCTCCTCAATGAGAAGCCCCTTGCTTGCGAGGGTGACGGGGTCGTGGTCGAATCGTGCAGCGTTAATAGCAGCAGATTGGATTAGTCCATCACTCCCAACAAAGGTAGCCGTAGATGCTCGCGTGAACGAAGGTGTTGGACCTTTGCGAGCCGTAAGGGTCTTGTCGGTAGCGAACTGGAGGTTAAGGGAAAGCTTGTCTGGGTTAAGACTGCCGTTATTCCCACCAAGCATATTTCCTAAAGAATAATTCATATTAGTAACTCCAACGTGATTGCATACTTGCGTTTGTAGATATACGAGGCGAGATTAGCCCGCTAGTTCGCATCTCGTCAATCCTAAGCAACTCATCAGTTACCTTGTCGATAGCTTCAGCATCAGCTAAAGTAGCCTTTTCCATTTGCCCTTCAGCACGGAGGTAATCGGAATAAGTGCCATGAGCTAGATACTCAAACCACTCGTCTGGAACAAGAACTTCAGTTCCGCTTGTGCCATCCCCATACGTGCTTGTTAATTGCTTCTTGTAGGTAACGAATGTGCTTGTGCTGTTCAACCCACCGTCAAGTAGTTTAGCACCCGTGTTATCCACGTAGAAGTCCAAATCTTGTGCGCTAGCGATCTCATAAGGTGCAGTCCGATGGATGCGGATATAAGTATCAATCGAACTAAGAGAAGTCTGATCCCACGGCACATATCCATTCGTTATATTTCTTTCTTCTGCTACAACTAAGAACCTAGGCCAGAAGTCACTCATTCTAAACGCACGTTTGGCACGACTGTTAATCATTGCCTTAATCCGTGGTAACTCAATAGCTGCAAATTCAGCCCCGCAAAGTGACTTGATTAACGGCAAAAGGTCAGTTGTGTAGTTTTTAGTTTGCATAGATATTAAATCTCACGTGCCATCGAAATCTTGTTACTCGCCATTGTTGGCTCATTCTTTTGGAAATCACGGACAAACTCCCTGTCGTCCCAGCACTCAGCTCCATACTTTTGTGCCATTTGTAGATACTCACGCTGCGGGATTTCCGCTAGGTGAATCATCTTTGCTCCTTTGCGCCGTCCGATATTACGGTAGTCTTTCGCAATTTGGGCAGCTTCAATCTCACGCCGCTTCTGCAACGAATCTAAGAACTGCCTACCAGAACATAGCTCTTTAATTAGAGCATCTGTCATTGCATCTTCGCTTGCTTTTAAAATCATTGGTTTGTGGAAAAGGATAAGGACGGCATAGGGGATAGAACCCTACACCGCCCAATTTAGTTTTACTCAGCGAACTGAGTAAGATTAAGGATACGCATCCCGATAACAATCTGACCAGCAGTGATACTTGCAACAGCAGCATCAGTTACTTTGATGTAGATTGGGGTATCAGCAGACACGGGTTTTGCAGGGCTTACGCCAGCAAGAACAGTCGTAGTTCCAGCGGACTGAAGCATTGTGTCACCAGTGTTAAAGGTCGGCAGACCAGTGGTCATTGCATCAACATCAAGTGCGTTGATGAACTCATCGGGGTCAGCAAGGGTAGTGCCAATATCAATGACAAGGCTTGTTGATCCAGCGATAGCAACAGTTTCAATAACCGCTACCAGTTCAACAGCACCACCAGCGGGGATAGAACCAATTACTTTAGTTCCACCGTTGCCGATAGCGATGAGGTCTGCTGCGTTAAGTGTGATTGCGTCCGTGTAAGGGGAACGTTCGTTATTTGCAAGTTTAGCCATAATTTTATTTATTTAGTATTTAGTTATAATTAGTAAGCAATTTTACCGTGTGCTTGTGGCGATTTGCAAACAAGGGTGCAAGCCGTTTTGACGTATCCACGCTCACCTGCACCTTGGTTCTCAAGGACAACAGACTCAAGTGGAAGCAAGGTACCAATACCAAGATACTTAGGATCAAGGACGTAACCAACATTGGTGGTTGCGGTTGGCATACAAGCTGGGTTGCCGTTTACAAGTTTGATAACACCGAAGTCAGTATCGAAGAGCGATACGCTAAGGGTGATTCTACGTGACACAGCATCTTCGTTTACGTTGTATGCTTTAGCGGTGGTCGTTCCTTCAGCACGGGTAAAGTTAGCGATAACTTTACGAAGTGCTACGTTAGCAACAAGCGTAAGATTACCCATTTCACCAGTCTCGGAGAAGATACTTCCAAGCAAGTTGTTAAGGGTAGCTTCGGTTACGGTTGCGCCAAGGATAGAAGCAGACGGCGTGCGATAAGCAGCAGGCACATCAGATGGGCCAGCGGAATCAAGCCAATCACCGAGTCCACGGAGCTTGTAAGGATTCGTGCCATCTTCAGCTTGGCGGTCATTGTTGGAAGCAACTGCTAACTCGATGTCGCGTTTGATTTCACGCAATGCTTTAGCTTTTGCTTGGGCAACGTCTGCTGGGCCAACGCTTGCGCTTGCGTTCTGCAAGTCGGAAACAAGGTAATCCTTACGGAAGATTTGGGTGTAGTTACCAAGGCGACCACGCGAAGCAAACTTGTTGCTGAACGAAGTAACATCGGAAGTCTCACCAATACCATCTGCGTTAGGAGCTTCAAGACCATCAATTACCCACTCATGGAGAACTCCATTAGCTTTTGCTTTAGCGCAAAGGGAAGTGATAGGGGTTTGTTCTGGCTCAAGCATGGTCAACATCGAAGAAAGATCTTCGCGGTTACCTTTGTTTGATCCAACGGATGAACTAGTGCTAGGAACACTAGGGCTATATGTATTTGAAATAGGCATATTATTAGGTGTTTAGAATTTATTTATATTTTTGTGCAGCAACCCAATCTTCAGCAGAACCACTACTTTCAAAACGCTTCATGGCATCAGCATATTTGCTGGTTTGTCCCTGCCCTTGCCGTGATGCTCCAGCTCCAACAGGGGAAGCGGGTGGTTTCACCTTCAACTTCTGTCCTGCGCCTTGCACTACTTTCTTGGCACTTCCAAACTTAGACCTTGCGGCGTGAGCGAGTAAGTATTCTATCTGAACCCCTAGTTGTGGGAGCTTCTCTTTCAGTTCAATTACTAAAGGATCATTCACAAGCTGACTGTATGCTTTACCGATTTCCGTTTTTTCGTCAGAAATCTCAGGCACTTCTTGTTTCGCCATGTCCTGCCATTGCTGGTTTGCTACAACGTAGTTTTGCAGAGTTTGCAGGTGAGCTGCTTGGGCTGGTAAGTATTTAGCTACCGCATCCCTTGCGTTTCTATTGGCTAGTTTGACCTGCTTCTTGGTGAACTGTTGATCGCCAACCTCAATAATATCATCGTTGCTGTAATCATCATATTCCTCAAGTAGCCTATCCGTAGTTTCCAAAGTCGATTCAAACGCTTCAAACTTAGCTTTGATTTCCTCAGCGGTTTTAAGTTGTCCAAATGGATTCTGTTCTGTCGGTATAGTCCTTACGCTCGATTGCTTCATCCCAGCTTCTTCAGCTTGTGCCTGGAGTGCTTTGTTTTTCGCTGTCAGTTCCCCGACACGCTCAAGTAGGCGGCTCTTATGCTTTTTAGCTAATGCTTGGAATTGCTCTGGCTCAAGACTAAGTAGGTCTATTTCGTCAGCGGTTTCTTCTTCGGTTGCTTCTTCCTCAGTATCATCAGAAAGCTCTTCAGTTTCGGTTTCTTCAAACCCTTCTTCTTGCTCTTCTTCTTCTACTTCAGTTTCTGCTTCTTCAGCTTCTACCTCTTGTGGTTCTCCTTGGGTAAGTTGGCTGATTAAGGCCTCCATACTAAGGTTGTCATTAACACTGGATTCCTCCCCAGCGATGGAGTCTTGGTTTGCTTTCATATTTTGTTACACCAGTTTACGCCTTGGCGGTGGCGAATGGATATACATAAGCAGATTGCTAATGATTAGTGAAGCACTAATGTAAAACGTGCGTTTGACAAATAGGCAAAACAAAGGGCTAACCAGTTTTACCCGATTAACCCTTTGCACAAACCGTATGTGGGAAAGACAAAAAACTCACATACTGCTGGATAAAATAATGTATTACCGACTATTTGTCAAGAAATCCTAGCAATTCATCCATAGATGCTATCGAACCAGCAATCTTCATTACATCGTGCGGAGTCTCAGCTTGGCGTAAATCGCTAAAGAAACGGTCACGCTCGTCTTTGATATACTGCACAATTACTTTGTATTCGTCACGCTCAGACAAACCTTGCACGGATTGTTCTAGTGTTGGTTTTGGAATCATTAGTATTTTAGTAAGGATTATTTATTTACGTTTAGCTTTCTTTTTAGGCATCCTACCCATCTTGATTTCAATCTCGACATAGCCCTTACCTTTTTTGCCTTTTCCGTATTCTTTGCTTTCGTTTTCGCAGCTATTTTTTTTGTTTTTCATAGATTCATTTAGTTGATTTGCTACCTTTGCACTTCCATTTTTTACGGCTAAGATTGTTTGGGCTATTAGGATCGTCTCTCCAATCACCCTTGATCTTAGCACTACGAGCGCAGTACGCATCAGCTTTTTTGGTAGAAGGTCTAATGCGGTCTTTGCCATCACTTGCCATTCCTGCCAAGCCATAGCGAATTGTGTTCTTCCTTCCCGTTTCTGGGTTGGTAACTACCTTCTTAAATCGCTTCTTCATTTCTTTTTGGCAGTCTTAGCTGAGTCGCGGAAGTCTTTTGCAGTCGGTGCTTTTTTGCTCCCAACCTTGTTCATCTTCTCGCCGCTACCTGCTGCGATACGTTTGCGTTTAGCATTGATATTACTATACAGTCCTTGTTTCATATTATTATTTTTATTTATTTTCTGTATGCAGTAGCAAGTTTTACTGCGTTCATTATCATTTCTGATGTGTTTGGCTTGCTCTTATTTTCTTGATCTACAAGCTTTGTTTCAACTTTTTTTATTTCATTTTTAAGCTCATCGGTAAAATCTGGGACGTTTGGATCTCCTCCTATAAATCTTGAAATAACAGTTTGTCTAAAAGCGTTGTCGTCATTTAAATAAGCTTCCCCCGCTGAACCAGCATTTTTAAAGTTTTTTTCTCTCCATTTTTGCATTTGGGGAGTTATATTAAATTTTGGATTGTAATCGTTTTCACTCATCCAATGGCGAGATGCCTCTAGCTTAACCAAGGCGTTATATCCACGAGGATCTCCCTTAAAATAGTTTTGGTTTGGAATAATAGACGGCTTCTCGCCTCGTCCTTGACCAATAGGATTTTTAGTTCCTCCCCATGCCATTCCTGCTACTTCCTTACCATCTTTATTGTAAAAATCTTCAAGCTGCATACTTTTAGCAGAGATAACAGGATAACCACCATAAGAAGTTAAAGGTTTAACTCCATAAAGATCCATAGCACTAGGCTGTCCAAACGCTTTTAATGGTGAGAACATTGGCATAATTATTCTCCCATGTTCTGGGTAGATACTCCACCCATATTAGCTTCCTGCGTTCCGATACGTCCCGTCACAGCGTTCTGTGCTTGCATTATCATCATCTGATACTGACCTGCGTATTTCTGGATACGTGCCGCAAACGTCTCGTCTTGTTGTAAGCGTTGGGCAATGTCTGGTTGTTGCGCGTATGATTGGACAAGCTGCATTGCAAAGTCTGCACCGTTCGGACGTGCTGGCATTTCGATACCTGCATAGATTTTAGCAAGGTCGTCCGATACATCTTTAAGCATCTTGTCTTGTGCCTCTTGTTGTGGCTGCAAGATATAGTCTGCCATAAATGGGTTAATCTGTGCCGTGAGAAGCTCAAGCAGTTTATTAACGTCAATACGTCCATTACGGTCGATCTGCATCAATGTAGCCATGTTCTTCATCTGCGTCTCAATGGTGTTTGGATCTGTCTCGCGTGAGTCAAACGTCACCATGATGCTAAAGTTATCATCAGCATCACCCTTAGTCATCACTTGGTTTTCTGGACTACCTGTAACTTGGAAGAATACTTCATCTTGCCCCATGCGTTGGAACAACTTGAACGACAACGAAAGAATATCTTTAACGTGGTCAAGGAACTTATTAACGATGAATTGCTGCCTTACAGAAGCTAACGGGTTCTCCATGTCCAGACCAACAGCTTTGTCAGCTTGGCTAATCATCTGGGCTTCGATACGCTCACTGCCAGGATCAAACTGTGGAATCGGAGCAAAAGCAACTTCACCCATACGGCGATACGGGATACGTCTGCCAGGCCCCCAATCTTTTGGTGGATGCCCAGCAGGATGCAGGAGCGGTGGCAATGTTGCCAAGCTCGCACGGTCAATACGACTATCACGTTCTGTCTTAACTTGGTATTGCGGGCCACGTAGAATGTCAGCAAACGATGTCGTTTCATACATACGTTTTTGGTTATCATTCAGCCTAGTCACAATGAAGGGATAATCATCGTAGCCGTTAAGCAATTCATGCTTGGCAAATCCTTCTGTGGTTGGATGAAAAGCGGTGCAATAAATACCTTCGCTGCCATCTTCCTCGTCAATCAAACGCTGGTAAGCATATACAACTAGAATAAGGTCGTTATCGTCACTTAGATCGTTTTGTTTGCCACGGTCACTAGCTGTATCCATTTCATTGGAATCAACGCC